TCGAGAATGGCACGGTATTCTACCAGCAGGACGTGCAGTTCATCATCAACAAGCTGCAGGTTGCTGTACGCAACGAGCTACGCTTGCTCGCCCGCAATCGGGTGTTGGCAATCGTCAGAGATCAGAACGACCGCTACTGGCTCTTGGGTGCGTCTAATGGCTGCGATATGTCAGCGGGGACGGCTCAGACCGGCACGGCATTCGGTGACAGGAGCGGCTACGACATCACGCTCACTGGCATGGAAACAGAGCCGATGTTCTTAGTAAGCGGCACTTTGCTCTCGGGCATAACAAGTGCGACGCAGATAAGCGGATCATAAAGGATCAAGTCGTATATTGCAGCGTAGTTGTGTTAGTTGGTTGGAGGCCCTGCGAGAGATCGCGGGGCTTTTTTTTGCCCTAACTTTGTCATATGAAGATATGCATCGTTTACAACGCGCATCCAACAGGCTGCAGCTACTACCGATTGGAAATGCCCAACGCTGTGGTCAGCGACAACTACCCCGAGTTTGACTTCGTCTGCGTCGAGAACATCGCCACCATTACCGATGAAGCGCTGGAATCCGTTGACCTGTTTCTGTTCAACCGGACGTGGGTGCAGGGCAGCATCGACCAGGTCAGGAACGTCTACAAGGCGCTGACCAGTGCCGGAGCGAAAGTGATACTGGATATGGATGATTATTGGTACCTGGGTACCGGGCACATCATGTACAAGCAATACCAGGACCACAAGATGAGCGAAATGATTGCGGAGACAGTGCGTCTTGCTGATCACGTCACCTGCACGACTACCTACTTGGCTGAGTACGTCAAGAAGCTCAACCCCAACATCACGATTCTGCCCAACATCCCATACAACAAGTATCAGCAGTTTGTTCCTGTTCCTGAGATGGAGCCCGATCCTGGCGTCGTCAAGTTCGGGTGGTTCGGTGGCGCGCAGCATGGCGAGGATATTGAGATGCTGTACAACTCGATGGGCAAGCTGGAGGGCGACCACAGCCTTGACGGCAAGTACCGGATCTACCTGGGCGGGTGGAATGATGGCAACCACGTCTACGCTGGTTATGAGCGCATCTTCAGCTACAATGGCAGAAACACGCGCAACTACGGAAGGATTAAGGCGGCTGACATCTACTCGTATGTTGGCGGCTACAACTTCGTCAACGTCACGCTGGCACCATTGCGGGATACGCTGTTTAATGGCCTCAAGAGCGAGTTAAAAGTCGTGGAGGCAGGATGGATGGGCAAGGCGCTGATATGCTCGGAAAAAGAGCCCTACACCGATATTGTGCGACATATGGAGAATGCCTACGTCGTGCCCTACCGCAAGAACGACACCGGGTGGTACAAAGCTATCAAGATGCTGACCAATGAGCCGGAGACGCGGCTGGCGTTGGCGGCGCAGCTGCAGAGGGATGTCATGGAGCGCTTTGACTTGGATGCGACGACGCAGAGGCGGGTGGAGCTCTACCGGGCGCTTGGCCGCAAAAAATGTTAAATCGGGCTTCGAGGTATATTTACAAGAAAGCCCACTGATGCTATACCTGAAGGCGAGCCAAAGCAACACGATAACAGTCACCTGGACGGAGCGTGCCAACAGCGCCACGGTCTACCGGTTAAGGCTGACCAACCTTGCGACGCTTGACGCTACGGACTTCTTCTTGAACGCCGTTGACAACCTGTCATCGTATGAGAGCAGGTACGACAAGTTTGCATTTACGTTGGGCGCGTTGGAGAAAGGGCAGTATCGATACGAGGTCACCGAGAACCCTGCCAGCTACGCTGCTGGCGACTTCGTGCAGGGCGGCTTGTACACCTTCACCGACAGCGGCTATGCCTACATCACATCGCAATCGGATCAGTCTACCAATGCGCCTTGGGGGTGTCAAGGCACGCTGATACCAGAGGGGGCAACACCTGACGCAATCGGGCAGGGCATCATCAACACACCGACAATCGTTGCCAACTGCGCTACCGCTGGCATCGCTGCACGGCTTGCCAATGACTTGGTTCTGGAAGGCTTCAGCGACTGGTTCTTGCCATCGCTGGAGGAATTATTGGGAATGCATACGAACCTCGCCGATGCAGGCTTGGGCAATCTATCAAACCACAGCTACTGGAGTTCAACGCAAGCCACAGACACGCAAGCCTATACAGTGGGCATGAACAACGGCCAAGCCAACTTCCACAACAAGTCGCAGACCAATAGACACACCAGAGCGATGCGCCGCTTTTTGCTGCCCACATCCGCACCGCGTGTGATTGAGACCGGCCTCGCATTCATCGAGCTGGGCACGGAGACATACATTAAACAAAATAACACGATTGACTATGCCGTCTACAACAACTAAAAAGAGCCAGCCTCACCGCTTCTTCGCTTGGCCAGGATTCGCACACAAGGTGCCGATTATGGTCGAGCAACCTGGACTCGACTACATCGGCTACGGCGTTGAGAATGAGTACCCCTACTACCTGCTCAATATGTACCGGCGCAGCTCAAAGCACAACGCCATTGTCAACGGCAAAGTTGGCTACATCATCGGAGGTGGATGGCAGGGAGATGAGCAAGGCACCCTTGAGACCAGGGCTAAGCAAGAGAAATTTATCAGCGACGCCAACGAAGTTGACGACCTGAACGACCTCACGCAGAAGCTGTGCCTCGACTTTGAGCTGTTCAACGGCATGGCCATTGCTGTCACCTGGTCACGATCCGGGCAGATTGCCAGGATGGAGCATGTAGCCTTTGAGCGTGTGCGCGTCGATAAGAAGGAGAAGATGTTCCAAATTGCCAACTGGTACAACGAAGAGATGATCCGCCAGTTCCCTAAGGTCGAGGACATCGAGCGCATTCCTGCCTTCGATCCTGAGAACCGCATCGGCAAGCAGCTGTTCTACTACCGATGCTATTCAGCCGGTGTCAAGTACTACCCACTGCCGGAGTACCTTGGAGGCTTGGCGTGGATTGAGGCCGATGTTGAGATCGCCAACTTCCACAACAACAACCTGCGCAACAATTTCTGGGGAGGCTACCTGATTAACTTCAACAACGGCATCCCCACGCCCGAAGAGCAGGTCGACATTGAGCGTCAGATTAAGCGCAAGTTCAGCGGCACGGATAACGCAGGCCGCTTTGTTGTCACCTTCAACGATGATGCCACCAAGGCACCAACGATGCTGCCATTGACACCGAGCGACATGGATAAGCAGTTTGAAGTCCTGAACAAAACGGTGCAGCAGGAGATCTTTATCAGCCACCGGGTGACCAATCCTCAGCTGTTTGGCGTTCGTGTTGAAGGCCAGCTCGGAGGGCGCAAGGAACTGGTGGAAGCCTTTGAGCTATTCCGGAACACCTATGTCCAGGACCGGATCAAGAGGATTGAGAGAACCATGAACTACCTGGCATCGTTCAACGGCGTTGAAGGCTTGACGCTGATCCCGGTTGAGCCGATCACCGAGCAGCTATCGGAGCAGGCGCTGATGACAATCATGACACCTGATGAGCTGCGTGAAAAAGCGGGATTAGAGCCACTGAAAACAGCGGGTGAAGTGATAGAGCCAGGCGAGGGAGATCTCGCCATAGAAGCGACCGCAGAGCCCATAAACGAAGCGATACGCACCTTATCGGGGCGGCAGTATCAGAACTTGATGCGCATCGTCAGACACTATGGCCAGGGCAAGATTAACTTGGAGCAAGCGCGCACGATGTTGGGTGCTGGCTTCGGTTTGAGTGCTGAGCAGGTCGATGCATTCCTGGGCGTGAATGAGCAGGAGTTCAGCGCTGAGGACTATGAGGATGCGACGTGTGATTGGGGCAACGAAGAGTACGAGATCCTGCACCGCGTGGCCTCGACATTTGGCAGCCAGGAGAGCGACTACGTCATCCTGCATAGCCAGCCGCTGCACTTCACTGGTAAGCTGGAAGAGGATATAAGCAACGCCACCAAGCAGGCGTTTGCGGCATTGGATGAAGAAGAGAAAGAGCTGGATGACAAAATCATCAAGTACCGGCGCAGGAACTTAGATGCAACGGTGGAAGAGATGGCGCGGGAGTTTGGTGTCAGCCGTGAACGCATACGCAAGCGGGTGGCATACCTGATGCAGAAGAACCGCTATCCCATCCGCCGGGTGATTGACACCATCCAGAAGGAGACAGCGCCTACGGAGGTGCCGACGCTGGAGATGCGCTATCGCTACGCATGGGCACCTGGATTCAGCAACAGAGATGTCAAGACCAGCAGGGAGTTCTGCACGATCATGATGCAGATGGCGCAGAGCGGCAAGGTCTACACCAGGGATGAGATAAATCAAATATCGCAGATCATGGGATACAGCGTCTGGGCGCGTAGGGGTGGGTGGTATCGCAGACCGGGACCGGCGGACATCCGCACACCGCAATGCCGCCATATCTGGGAGCAGGTCACAGTTATACGCAGAGGAAACAGAATAACAGAAGCGCCATGAGCAAAGCACTATTTATCAGCGAGCAGACGCTGCTCGAGAACAGCATCATCAACGAGAACGTCAGCTACACGCAGATACGGCCGACGCTGATCAAGGTGCAGGAGATGCGCATACAGCCAATCATCGGATCACCGCTGTACAACGAGATCAAGGCGCAGATCATCGCTCAGAGTGTGAGTGCGCTGAACACCACGCTGCTGGAAGATTACATCCAGCCGGCACTCGTTCAGTGGCTGCAATTTGAGCTGCCAATGGTGTTAGCCTTTAAGTATATGAACAAAGGTATGGATCGGCGGAGTAGCACGGAGAGCACGGCGATGAATGTCGATGAGATCACCAGGCTGATGGACCGCACCAAGAGCGATGCGGAGTGGTACAGCGAGCGGGTGACACGCTACCTGGTCGAGAACCGCAATGACTACCCGCTGTTCAACAGCCCAACGGTGGCCATTGACACGAT